GTTCGGGGAAATCCCCCGCCCCACCGTCATGATGTTGCATAAACAAGCCCCCCTCTCCGAACTTGTTGCATTCCGAGCAATCCCAGTCATAATGGTATGCGACAGGGAGATGAGAGATGGCAGGGTTCGCAGCCCGTCCGCGGGCAGAAAAGGTTTGGGATCGGGTTGACCGGCGTGGCGCGAACGAGTGCTGGCCGTGGACGGGGACGACCAACCGGGGGGGATACGGGCTTCTGGTCTATACGGTGCCGCGGGGGCAGGGTTGTGCGTCGACGCGTGGGAGCGACAGGAAGTGCGCCGGGGCGCACCGAGTGGCCTATGAGGCTGTGCATGGGGAGATATCCGCGGGCGTGGTGGTACGGCACACCTGCGATAACCCTGGGTGCTGCAATCCGGCGCATCTGGTCACCGACCCCCCGGCGGACAATTCCGCGGATATGGTTGATCGGGGAAGGAATGGGGCGTGCCTCGGCAGGCAGCCGTTTCGGCCTCGGGTGAGCAAGCTGACGGACGACGACGTGAGGATGATTCGGGCTCTCGGCGCGGGAGAGATGGGGGTGATGGAGATTGCGGTTCGGATGGGGATATCGGACACGCACGTCAGGTCCATCCTGTCGGGCAGGCGGAAGGCTCACGTCCCGGACGGCGCGGTCGATATGGCGAAGGTTCCCCTATTGCCGAAGAGGCTGTCTCCCGGTACGTTTACGGTTGAACGGAAGGGATGGGCATCATGAAGCGTCTGGTCTGGATTATCTGGCGAGCGATGGAACACGAGGGGCGGGTCTCGGACGATGTTACGGCGGCGTCGACGTTCGAGGAACTCGGGCTCGACAGCCTGGACATGGCGGATATACTCACGGCTGCCGAGGACGAGTTTGGCGTAGAGATGACGGGCGAGGCTCTGCGGGACGTGGAGACGGTCGGTGGCCTGTGGGGTGTGATTTCGGAGCGTTCAGGCGGGGCGGCACAGGGTGTCCAGGGGTAGCGATCGGGCCTGTGCCGTTCCACCTGAAATTTTGGAGATGAAGCGATGAAGACGGAATTGGGAATTCTGGGATGCCTGACCGGCATGGTCCTGATCGCTGTTGCCGTCACGGGCTGCAACAGTGACGGGACGCTGACGACGAAGAGCCAGAGCGTGCTGAACTCGGCGGCGCAGATTGGCTGCGTGGTCGATGGGGTGGCGCAACCGCTGGCGGTTGTCGTGGGGGGAACTGTGGCGACGGCGGCGGGCTACGGCCCCGAGGCGAGGTTGGCTACGGACCTGGACGCGGGCTTTCACCAGCAGATTCAGGCCGGCTGCGCGGCGATGAGGGGGACGATGACGAGCGTTCCTGCGGCACAGTGATGGAGAGCCCCTTTCCCCGCATTTCGTCTTCCGCCTGGAACCCAGGCCCTGAGATGCAGGCCTACCCCGGCTATACGCTGTCTCTGGAGATGGCCGGTCGGGCGAGTCAGGTGTCTTTGGGCCTGTTCGCTGTGGCAGCTTATGGCTATTCGCGCTGTGCCGAGCTGGCGTTGCGCGTCGCCTGCGATTGCTGCTGACATGGGGCAGCCAGGGAAAGAAACCGCGATCTTCGCCAACAGCAGCCACATCGCTGAGGCGGAGTACGAGCGGGACACCAAGACGCTGACGGTGACCTTTCAGGACGGATCGACCTTCGCCTACAGGGGCGTTCCGGTCGAGGTGTGGGGTGGGATGCAAACCACACCCAGCGTCGGAAGCTTCTTCCATCGTCAGATCAAGGGCCGGTATTCGCACGAGGACATGCGATGAATGTCGCTGAATTCCCGACGACGAACCTCACGGACATTCCGGCGATGCTGCGGAAATGCGCCGACGACATAGAGGCTGGGGACCATGAGGCGCTTCGTTTTGTAGTTCTGACGATGGTTCGGAACTCCGACCTGGCCGTATCGCTGTTCCTTTTTGGCAAAGGCACACCGCTGGAGGTGCTGGGTGCTCTAAGCGCCTCCCACCACCAAATTATTCCGTGACCATCCTGGTCCTGGACGAGCGCGAGGCGACGATTGTCACGCTGGCGAAGAACCGCCGCCTCGCACACCAGGTGCTGTTCGACCACCGCTATCAGACGCCGGACTTCCACGGCGAGATCATCGACCACCTGCACAGCGACAATCCTGCCATCGTCGACGAGGCGTTCCGCGGCGCGGCCAAGTCGACCCTGGCCGAAGAGGCCATCGTCATCCGCGCCTGCCTGCGCGAGTTCCGCCACTGCCTGATCGCCGGCGCCAGCTCGGACAAGGCGGGAGAGCGTTTACACGCAGTCCGCCGCCACTTCGAGCAGAACGATCGGATCAAGGAGCTGTTCGGAGACCTTCGCGGCAAGCCCTGGGGCGATGAGCGGATCGAGCTGGCGACCGGCATCACCATCCAGGCCCTCGGCCGCGGCCAGGCGCTGCGCGGGACCAAGACCGCCGACACACGTCCCGATTTCATCCTGGTCGACGACATCGAAGACAAGGCGTCGATGGCCACGCCCGAAGGTCGGGAGAAAATTCAATCGTGGTTCTTCACCGACCTGCTGCCGGCTGGCGATGAGCCGACGATGCGGGTGAGGATGCTGTGCAACAACATGGGGCCGGGCTGCCTGGCCGAGCGCCTGACGCACCCCGACAGCGGCTTCGATGTCCACGTCTATCCGTGGGTTTTCAGGGATGCCGCCGGCGTTGATCGCGCCATTTGGCACGAGCGCTACCCGATGGAGACGATCGAGAAGAAGCGGCGCCAGTTATTCTCTCTCGGCCGGGCGGCGGATTACAAGATGGAATACCTGTGCCTGAGCGAGACACCAGAGGAGAAGCCGTTCAAGCGCGAGATGCTGCGGGTTGAGCCGACGGTGCGGACCTGGCAGGCGGTCTATGCCGCCTTCGATCCAGCGCGCACCGTCCATGCAGGCTCGGCGCAGACAGGTCACGCGTGCTGGTCATGGATCGGCAACCGGCTGGTGTTCTGGGAAGCCTGGGGGCGGAAGCTGCTGCCCGACGAGATCATCACGGCCATCTTCGACTGCAACGAGGTCTACCATCCGGCCTGGATTGGCGTCGACGAGGTGGGGTTGAACGAGTTCATGCTCCAGCCGATTCGACAGGAGGCTGTGCGCCGTGGTGTTACGGTCCCGATCAAGGCTCTGCACCCACCCAAGAGCAAGACGGAACGCATTCGGGCGCTCCAGCCCTTCGCCAATGCCCGAGAGATGGTCTTCTCCCAGTCGCTACCTGAGCTGGAGCATCAGCTTCTCGCCTTCCCCATGGGCCTGCGCGACGTCGTCGACGCCGCGGCCTATGCCCTGGTGATGCGCTCGGGCGCGCCGGTGTACGAGGATTTCGCCGGGCAGAACGTGATGGAGGCGATGCGCCCAACTGGCTCGGCGGCCCCCTTCCTCTGCCTCAATGGATCACCTGCGGCAACCACAGGCGTCCTCGTCACCCTGCACGAGGGGAACATGCGGGTTCTGGCAGACTGGGTGCGTGAGGGCGAACCGGCAGGGGTGGTTGCCGATATCATCTCCGCGGCCCAGATCGAGGCTGGCCGCGCGGTCAAGGTGGTGATGCCGCCGCGGCACTGGGACACCTACCACAATTGCGGCCTGCGCCAGGCTGTCGGGCGGAAGACGCTGGAGGTGCGCAAAGGCACCCCCGAGGCGATGGGGCGCGACGTCATCCGCGCCTGCCTGCGCCGCATGAGCAGGGGCTTCCCCTCCCTGCTGGTGTCGTCCGAGGCGACCTGGACCCTCAACGCCTTCTCCGGCGGTTACTGCCGCGCCCTGGTCAAGGGCGGCGGGGGGCTGGCCGACTTCGCGGAGGAAGGCATGTACCGGCTGTTGATGGAGGGGCTGGAGAGCTTCTGCGGCCTGCTGGCGATCATCTCGCCAGACGAGGCGGAAGCTGGTAGGAATTACGCGACATCGCGCGACGGCCGCCGCTACCTCTCGGCTATGCCCGGTCGCTGACCACAGTTCGGGGGCACCCATGGCGAAGAAACGGAACCGCGACGACGAGCTTTCCAAGAAGGAAAGCGTCCGGGAGTCTCTTCTCGACATCTTCAAGGATGTGGAAAAAGGATTCACCAATCAGCAGAGTCGCTCCAACGAAATCCTGGACTTCTGGGAGGCCTACAATTGCGAACTCGGCGACCGTCAGTTCTATAACGGCAATTCGCAGACTTACATCCCCATCATCCGCTCTGCGATCAACGCCAGGCGTACTCGCTTTGTCAATCAAATCTTCCCCATCTCGGGGCGCCATGTCGAGGTGGTGTCGGCCGAGCAGGACATTCCCCACGCCTTGGTGGCGCTGATCGAGCACTACATCGCCGCGTCCAAACTGCGAACGCAGTTGCTGCCGGCGTTGTTGGTCAATGGCGACGTCGAGGGCCAGTACACGATCTATGTCGACTGGGACAAGGTCACCCGCCACGTCGTCACCCGAGAAATCGAACCCGTCGAGGTCGGCGGCATGGCGATGGAGGAGTTCGGCGAGGTCGAAACCATCTCGGAAGAGGAGGTCGAGGACTCGGGTCCGGCAATCCAGATCATTGCCGACTCTGATTTTCTTGTACTTCCGGTGACTGCCGATTCGATCGACCAGGCGTTAGAGCACGGCGGCAGCGTCACGGTGCTGCGCCGCTGGTCGAAGGCGATGATTCGCAGCAAGGTCAAGGCAGGCGACATCACCGAGGAGATGGGGGATGCTCTCATTGAGGAAATGACGGCGCAGGTCAAGGAAGGGGCTGGCCGCACCAACACGGCCAAGGAACTTGCCACGGCAGCAGGCATCAAGCTCGGAGAGGGCGGCAAGCATGCCCTGGTCTACGAGACCTGGACCAAGCTGGAGGTGGACAAGAACCGGCGCATCGTCCGCGCCTATTTCGGCGGCGCCGACCGGGTGCTCGGCTGCAAGCTCAACCCGTTCTGGTGCGACAAGGTGCCTGTGCTGTCGGCGCCGGTGGAGAAGGCGCCGGGCGTGTTCAAGGGCATGAGCAAGATCAAACCCGGCGTGCTCGACCTTCAGATCGCGGCCAATGACGCGATAAATGAAGGCCTGGACTCCGCTACCTTTGCCCTGCTGCCGATCGTCATGACCGACCCCGAGAAGAACCCGCGCGCTGGCTCGATGATCCTCGACCTGGCTGCTGTGTGGGAGTGCGACCCGAACAGCACCAAGTTCGCCAACTTCCCGCCGCTGTGGAAGGAGGCCTTCCAGATCGTCGCCAATGCCAAGCAGGAGGTGTTCCAGGCCCTTTCCGTCAGCCCGGCGATGCTGCCGCAGCAGACAGGGGGAAAGTCCAAGCGGAACCAGGCCGAGGTTGCTGTCGAGCAACAGGTCGACCTGTTGAGCACCGCCGACGCGGTGACCAACGTTGAGGGCGAAATCCTCACTCCTCTGGTGCAGCGGATGATGGCGCTCGACCACCAGTTCCGGGACGCAGATATGCTGGTGCGGTCGTTCGGCGAAATGGGGCTGAAGGCAACGATGCAGGAAATAGAGCCGATCCAGATGGGCAAGCGCATAGCGCTCCGCTGGTTCGGCGTCGAGGCCGCGCGCAACGCTGCTCAGGTGCAGCAGCAGATCGCCGGCCTCAACGTTATCCGCGGCATCCCCCCCGAGCAGTACCCCGGCTACAAGCTCAATATCGCCCCGATCATCGTGCAGCTGGTCGAGAGCACCTTCGGCCCGCGCCTGGCGCCGCTGGTGTTCATGGACATTCGCGAGCAGCAGGCCGCCGATCCCGAGGTCGAGAACGACATGCTCGAGGAGGGCTTCGAGGTGATGGTTCACGCTCAGGACGATGATGGCGCGCACCTTCGGGCGCACATGGGGGTGGCCCAGTCGCCGGCCCGCGACACCCACATTCAGCGCCACCAGATGCAGATGCAGGCCAAGCAGATGGCGCAGATGCAGCAACAGCAGGGGCAGCCCGGCGCACCCGGCGGCGGCGGCCAGCCCGGACGCCCCGGACAGCCGCAGCCTGGCTCTCAGCCGGCCGTGCCGCGGCAGAACAAGCAGGCGCCCGGCGCCATCCATCCTGACCAGATGGCGCGCGCAGGCGCTCCCGGTATGCCCCGCAAGTTCTGACAAGCTCCCCGCTCCCTCCCGAGCGCACCTGGCGGCCCCTTCGGGGGCCGTCTTTTTGCGTGCGCAGTTGACAATCTTCCTGCGATTGATGCAAAAAGGGGGTGGGTGGGAATCAAATCCTATTCACTTCGCCTGCCCGACGTTATCGGGCGCCCGATTTGTCGGCCGTAAGCCGCAGGAGAGACAGATGCCAGACGTGATCGACGACGCTTTTTCGCCCGACGACGACGACGTCCTTCTCGACGAAGTCGACGAAGTCGACGAAATCCAGACGGAAGACGATGCCGCAGAATCCGAACAGGATGATGATGTTGCTCCTGCCGCAGATGACGATGATGCCCCCGCAGCTGCCGCCCCGCGGCAGCAGAGTCGGGCGGAACAGCGTATCGTTGCCCTGCGTAAGCGCGAAAAAGAGGCAGCCTCAGAGCGCGATCGCCACAAGGCCGAGGCCGACGATCTTCGGCGCCAGCTCAATCTGCACAATATCGGCCTGTCGGAAGCCCAGCGCGCCGCGGCCGAACGAGTCGAGCAGGAGCGCATGGCGCTCATGGACCCCGACCAGCGCACGCAATACCTCCTCGGGCGCCAGGGGCAGCAGTTCCAGAGCCAGATCAACGAGCTTCGCTTCCAGACTTGGGACGCTAGCGACAAGGTCAAATTCGACGGCATGGCTTCCCGCAGCCCCGCTCTCGCCTCTGTCGCGGACGAAGTCGAACGCGTCCTCGCAGCCGAGCGCGCGGCCGGACGCTCTGGCGCCAACCGCGAAACCATCGCGGCGTATGTCATCGGCCAGCGCGCCCTCGCCCGTGCCGGCCGCGCTAAGGCCAAGCAAAGCAAGACGGGGCGCGAGCGCCTGGCACAGCAATCTGCCCGCCCTGCCGGCGGCAGTTCCGACGTCGCAGCCCCAGGGCGTAAGGGTGGGCGCGACGACAGTATCGAAGCACTCGAGCGGCGCCTGCGCGGCGTCAAAGTATGACGGGGGCCGTCGCCCTTTGTCTTTTTTCGGAGGGTGACCTATGGCCGTCAATCAGGCGTCGGGCTTTCAGGCCGACACGATCAATTACATCGACAAGAAGACCCTGCCTCTGGCTCGTCGCCAGTTGGTCGCCTACCAGTTCGGTGACCCTCTGACCCTGCCCGAGGGTATGGGGAACACCTACACTGCCACTCGCTTCAACCGCCTGCCGCTGCCCTTCGCCCCCCTGTCCGAGGGGGTGCCGCCGATCGGCGAGACGATGACGATACAGCAGGTGACAGCTACGGCGCAGCAGTGGGGCGACAAGGTGACCATCACCGACGTCGCGGAAATCGAAATCTTCCACCCCCTGTTTCA